TCTATAAAGAACCTATCTGGAAAAGTTGGATTGCCTTTACCAAATATCCTATCTTTACACCTGAACAATGTGATTTTATAATCCAATCAGGTCAAACAATACAAGCAGAACAAGCAAAAGTTAATACAGGTACTGGTTCAAAACAAATCTATAAAGTTAGAGATTCACAGATTGCATGGTTACCTTTTGATAAATGCGCACCTGTATATGATGTATTAGATAAAACAGTTCATTCAATTAATAGAAATAGTTTTGGTTTTGAGGGTATCACAATAGGTGAAGAAGCTCAATATACAGAATATTCAAAAGGTGGATTTTACAACTGGCACGCAGACTGTCATTTTGAAGGAAGTTCTGAACCTAGTGTTAGAAAAATATCTATGACTTGTATGCTATCTGATCCTGATGAATATGAAGGTGGTGGATTTAAATTTAATGAAAAGGGTGAATATAAACTTAAAAAAGGATACGCAGTATTTTTTGCTTCATTTATAGAACATAAAGTCGAAGAAGTAACAAAAGGAATAAGAAAGTCTTTAGTATGTTGGTTTAGTGGACCTCCTTTTAAATAGTATGAGTGATACATTCAAAGAAAAAAAATATCAAGTAATTAAAAATGCAATCTCATCTGAATTAGCAAATTTCTGTTTAAATTATCTATTATTAAAAAGAGATGCTGTAAAATATATGATTGAGTCTGGTGAGTTACCTAATGACTGGTTAGGAACACTAGGTGATAGTCAAATACCAAATTCTTATAGTTGTTATAGTGACCCAGTTATGGAAACGTTATTGGTCAAAGTAATATCTACAATGAAAGAACACACAAAATTAGATTTAGTCCCTACATATTCATATACAAGATTATATGAAAAGGGTGATGAATTAAAAAGACATAAAGATAGACCTAGTTGTGAGATTTCAACTACAATGAATCTAGGTGGTGATGACTGGTCAATTTATTTAGAACCCTCTGGTGAAGTAAATAAAGAAGGTATAAAGATAGATTTAACCCCTGGAGATATGTTAATATATAGTGGTTGTGATTTAGAACATTGGCGAGAACCATTTGAAGGTAATATTTGCGGACAAGTATTTCTACATTATAATCATAAAAATGGTCCATTTGCAGAAACAAACAAATTTGATAAAAGACCTCTCTTAGGATTACCAGGGTTTTTTCAAAATCATATAAAAATAAACTCATAAATATAACTAAATAACTAAAGGTGAATTAATTATGACAGATAACGTAAAACAAGACTTAATAACAATAGATGGTAAACAATACGAAATAAGTAAGTTACCATTAGATGTTAGAAACACAATTGTTGCTAGACAAGAAATTCAAACTTCTAAAGTAAGACACGAAATCGAGTTAGAAAAAATTGAAGTATTGACTAATCATTATAATGAGAAAATCAAAAAAGGATTAGAACAATACAATGGCAGCAAGAGCTAATCTACGAATAGATCAAGGCACTACATTTTCAACAGATGTTACCGTTACGAATAGTGATGGTACTGCATTTGATTTAACGGGATATACTGCGTCAGCAAAATTATCTCAAGGTTACGCTTCTACAAAAACAAGAACATCTTTTACAACGGCAATAAATGCCGATCCTACTACAGGTATTATCATATTAACATTAAGTGCAGATCAAACTAGTGCTCTAGAGGCGCCAGCGAGATATGTCTATGATGTAGAGATTTTAAAGACAGCGGATAGTACAATTACAAGAGTTATTGAAGGAATTATTACGGTTAGTCCATCGGTTACTACATAATCTTTAATAAATAGTTATTATAAATATACTTAAAAGAGAGAGAAAAGTATGGCTATTAGAGCAAAAATTAATTCAAATAATTCTTCAGGTCCTCAAAGAGTATCTGTAACTGTTCCTAGTGCTACTGCAACTCAATCTTTTAAATCTTTAAGTGATGTTGATACTACAGGTCTACAAGATGGCGCTTTGATACAATATGATGCTGATTCAGAAAAGTTTACAACAAGAAACGAATTAAAGACAACTGCCGGTGCTTTATTAAGATTTAGTGGCGGTAATTTTTAGGAGAATTTAAATGGCAACAATATTACAAATTAAACGATCAGGAACATCTGGCTCACCGTCAGAACTGGCGCAAGGGGAACTCGCCTATTCATATTTTAGTGGTACAGGTGGTGATCGTCTTTACATAGGTACAGGTACCGAAACTGATGGTGTCGCTGCTAATATAGAAGTTATTGGTGGTACATATTTTACAGAACAATTAGACCATACAAATGGTACACTAACAGCATCATCTGCATTACTTGTTGATAGTAATAAAGCAATTGATGAAATAATCATTGGTAATAACACAACCACTGGTGGTGCGTTAAAATTAAATGAAGGAACGAATAATGGTGCTCACTTTGTTGCCTTAAAAGCGCCTAATAGTATTACTTCAGATATTACTTACACATTACCTGGTTCATATACTAGTGGTCAATTTTTAACTGTTGATGGTTCTGGTAACTTATCATTCTCCGCAGTACCATCTGGAACATTTATACTTGAAGATGATAGTTCAACGCAAGATACATTTGTTACAGGTCAAATATTAAAATTTTCTGGTGGAACAGGTTTAACATCTACAATTACAGATAACACTGTTACATTTGATATTGATAATACAGTTGTAACTACAGATGGCACACAAACGTTAACAAATAAAACATTTGACGCAAATGGTACAGGTAACTCAATATCAAATATTGAAGTTGCTGATTTTGCTTCTAGTGTTGTTGAAACAGATTTATCTGTATCTTTAACTACAGATGACAGCACTCTTGCTTCTGCTAAAGCAATTAAAACTTACATTGACGATCAAAATACAGCTCAAACATTAGATATAAGTGCTGATACAGGTTCAGCTTCTTTTGATTTAGATAGTGACACATTGAATGTTGTAGGAAATGGAACTGGTATTGATACAACTGTTGACAGTTTAACTAAACAATTAACACTTTCAATTGACAGTACAATTGTTGCTTCACTTTCAGGTTCACAAATACTTACAAACAAAACTATTGATACTGCTTCAAACACAATCACTGTAGTTGAGGCAGATATTTCTGACTTACAACCATACATACTTGCTGATAGTTCTGATACATTAGAAAACAAAGGTATTAATTTAGCAAACAATACATTAACAGGTACAACTGCTCAATTTAATACTGCTTTATCAGATGGTTCTTTTGCAACTTTAGCAGGTACAGAAACATTATCTAATAAAACACTTACAGCACCTAAATTTGTTGACGGTGGTTTTATTGCTGATGCAAACGGTAATGAGTTAATTTTATTACAAACAGCTACAAACGCAGTAAATGAGTTAGAAATTACTAACTCTGCAACTGGAAACGCAGTTCAAATTGCTACATCTGGTGATGATACAAATATTGATTTAGTAATTAGTCCAAAAGGTTCTGGTGTAGTAGATGTAAGTACAAGTAGAATTACAAATGTTGTTGATCCATCAGGCGCTCAAGATGCTGCTACAAAAGCATATGTAGATAGTGTTGCTAATGGTTTAGATGTAAAAGCTTCTGTTAGATATGCTTCTACTGCAAATATTGCTGGAACATATGATAACGGCGCAGGTACAATTACTGCAGGTTCAAACGGTGCATTATCTATTGACGGTCAAACACCATCAACAAACGATAGAATATTATTAAAAGATCAAACATCAGCAGTTCAAAATGGTTTATATAGAGTTACAACAGTAGGTGACGGTTCAAGTGCATACGTATTAACAAGAACGCCAGACGGTGATGAAGCTATAGAAATCACAGGTGGTGCTTTTGTATTTGTTGAAGAAGGTAATACAAACGCTGATAACGGTTATGTATTTACACATAACGGCACACCAACAATAGGTACAACTGATATTACAGTTGCTCAATTCTCTGGTGCTGGTCAAATTTCAGCTGGTGACGCTTTAACAAAAACTGGTAATACTTTAGATGTTGCAGTTGATGATAGTACAAT